GCCGCGCAGATAGGCAGCTCAGGCAACTCCGCGCAGATAGGCAGCTCAGGCGACGCCGCGCAGATAGGCAGCTCAGGCAACTCCGCGCAGATAGGCAGCTCAGGCGACGTCGCGCAGATAGGCAGCTCAGGCAACTCCGCGCAGATAGGCAGCTCAGGCGACGCCGCGCAGATAGGCAGCTCAGGCAACTCCGCGCAGATAGGCAGCTCAGGCGACGTCGCGCAGATAGGCAGCTCAGGCAACTCCGCGCAGATAGGCAGCTCAGGCGACGTCGCGCAGATAGGCAGCTCAGGCAATTACGCGAAGATTGATATTTCGGGCAACGACAGCGTAGGCGCTGCTGTTGGCATCGGCAGCGTTATAAAAGGTGCAGTCGGCAACTGGATTACGCTTGCGGAGTGGGTATACGATAACGATAAACAGCGCTATATCCCGGTTTGCGTTAAATCAGCACAGATTGACGGCGAAATAATAAAGGCTGATACATGGTATAAACTCTCAGGCGGCGAATTTATCGAGGTGGACGATGAATAAGCACACGATCATCATAGCGCAGGTGTGCGCGATTCTGCTGGCGCTGATAGTCATGATACTGCTTGCCCTTGATAAAGGGGGCAGCAAAGCCGACGCGGACGGTGTACCGCCTGAGGTTGATACGGACGGATTGTGCGTAGTGGAAGTGGCAGAGCCTGAGTACGAGATGTACTTTACCGAGGCCGACGTGATAGCCCTTGCCCGGATGCTATACGGCGAGGCTCGTGGCTGCCCCCTGGTAAATCAGCAGCAATGCGTATGGTGCGTGTTAAATCGCGTGGACGATCCGCGCTTTCCCGATACCATCATAGGCGTTGTGTCCGCGCCGGGGCAGTTTTACGGCTATAGCCCCGATTTCCCCGTATGGGACAACCTGTACGCTGTGGCGCTGGACGTGCTCACGCGCTGGAGCATGGAGAAGCAGGGCGCGGATGTGGCAAGGGAGCTGCCTGATACATACTGCTGGTTCACCGGCGACGGCTCAGAGAATGTGTTTAGGAGTGTGTACTGAATGAAAGTTCTTATAGCCTGTGAGGAGAGCCAGACGGTGTGCAAGGCTTTCCGCGCAAAGGGGCACGAGGCGTACAGCTGCGACATAATCGAGCCGTCGGGCGGGCATCCTGAGTGGCACATCCTCGGCGACGCGATAGAAGCCTTAAAAGGCGGCGTGATAATCACGATGGACGGCGTTGAACATTATATAGGCAAGTGGGATTTGGTGATAGTTCACCCGCCATGTCAGTTCGTGTCTAACGCTGGAGCTTGCCGCCTATATCCGCATAAAGGCGAGCTCGATTATAAGCGATTTTCTAACGGCTTAAAAGGTAAACTGTTCTTCATGCATTTTTATTATTACGGGTACTATGGCGTCGGCAAAATCGTCATCGAAAACCCCGTTCCGTCGCGCGTATACGAAATGCCAGAGCCTACGCAGATTGTACAGCCGTATGAATACGGTGATCCTTTTTCCAAGAAGACTTTGCTTTGGGAATTCGGCGTAACACCGTTAGTACCGACAGAAATTTTAACCGAATACAAGCCGTTGGTTTCGTGCGGAACGAGCGCAAACAAAGGAAACCCTGACAAGGCAGGGGTAAGCCGAGTGGGAGGAGCGGCGCGAGCAAGGAGTAAATTTAGCCCCGGCATAGCAAAGGCTATGGCCGAACAATGGGGAGGAACAATATGACTGATACTGATCTTTTAATCCAAAATCTACGACGCGAAAACGAGGCGCTGAGAGCGGAGCTTGAATGGACAGGCAAAGAAATCGAGCGTTTACGAAGCCGACTTAAAATGCAGTGGATTCCGTGCAGCGAGAAGTTGCCCGAGGAATGGATTGACTACGGCGATAACACCTATATCAACTATCTGATTTATATGCCCTATTTAAAAGCAGCAGATGTCGGGGTATATAACGATGACAAAGAAAGTTGGCTTTTAAGGGGCTTAGAAGTAAAAGTAAGTCACTGGATGCCGCTGCCGGATGCGCCGAAGGAGAAGTAAAAAATGAAAACGATAAAGAGGAGCACATTGCGCGAGCTTGCAAGGATTGTTCGGGGATATGCAAGAACCGGCGATGTAGAGTTATTGTTTGTAAAAAATGAGACAGCGAGAAAACTTGCAACACAAGCCTACGGAAAGAATGATGCGTGGTCAGCATTTGCAGACTTTGTGTATTCGGTGGTAGGAATATATGCTTTGTATCCTGAGTGCACGGACGAGGAGTTTGAGGAGCTTTTCAAGTGGCTCGGCTTCGAGATCGAGGAGAGCGAAGATGGCTGAATACATAGAGCGTGAAGCGCTGTTACAAGACATCGAACAATCGGTGGTATATACGGCAAGAGAAAAAATAACGAGCGCAGAAATGCGAGGCGCTCACAAAATTATCGAGCGCATTAAGTGTGCGCCTGCTGTCGAGCCTATTTATATTCACGAACCGACAAAAAGCGAATTCAAGCGCATGGCGGTGCAGATGGATTATGCGCCGGTGGTGCGGTGTAAAGACTGCGAATACAGCTACGACGAAATAAGTTATCTGTGCTGTTCGCACGGTGTTTGTGCTGATTGTGAAGTACCGCCGAATTTCTATTGCGCAGAGGGAAAAAGAAGGGAGAATCAATAATGGCAATTAAAAGATTTTGTGACCGCTGCGGAGCTGAAATCCATCCGTCAAGTTCTATGACATATATAAGTGTGAAGAGTACGGATTACGCATATGCCATCGACTACGAGCTTTGTGAGTCATGCGCATATGAGTTAAAGCTGTGGTTGAACGGAAAGAGAGGGGAGTCTACCGAATGACAGCAGCAGAAGCGAAAAGGATTATACATCCCGACACTACAGCAGAAGCGCTCGAAGAATTCGAAAGCGAGAACGCAGAAATTGCCGCAGTTGATGAGGCTTGCTTGGTGGCATGCGCTGCGCTTGATAAGCAGATACCGAAAAAGCCGACGAACTTTGCAATAGACAATAACGGTTACATAATCTATGACTGCGAGTGCCCAAGCTGCGAACAATCGCATCGAGAGCTTTTTCCGTTTGCTTTTTGCATTCACTGTGGGCAGGCGCTTGAATGGGAAAAATAAAAAGGAGGACTGACAATGGCTGGTGTTTCAAGATACGATAAGTTGTGTCATTCCGTTTTTGGTGGAAAAGGAAACGGGAGAGATTTCCTTGCGAGAGGCACGAACATACACTGCGGCAGTTGCGGAGAGCATCTTTCCGCATATTACTGCGAAGAAGGGCTTTTCCTCGTGGATTGCGAAAGGTGCGAAAAACGAGCGCTGGTTAAGGCGAAAAATCCAACAGATGCGGCATATAAGACCTTCGCGCACGAAATCATTCCGATTGATGAAATGGGTGAGGAAAATGCGGTGTTTTTCGGCACGATACCGATTGTTGACCCGCCATACTATGTTGGCAGCACGATTGATGAGGACTTCCCCGATGGGTTGAAATGTGGGATGTATCTCCCGTGCCCGGGGACAGCTTTCCCAGATGTGCGGGAGGACAGCGTATGAGCATCTATGTCAACTTTGACCACTTGATTGACTATCTCAGGAAGGTTCGCAAAAACCGCTCCACCAATATTTCACCATACATGGACAACGCTTTGCTTAATGTTCAACAAACATTAGAACTCGATGTGTACAACCCTATATTGTTTGATTATGTTGAAATTGGGAACTGCGATGGTTGTGCGTGGAAGGGCTTACGACATCAGAGGTGTTCGTGTTGCCGTAGGAATAGATTATTGAAGGATGGGTACACCAAGAAGGAGGAGGTCTGACAATGCGCACACGTGAAAAAACCAAGCGCTGCATTTATAGCAATAGCTGCTTTAAATGCCCGTTAAGCGATTGCAGGATGAACACACCGACGCAGTTGAATTGCCTGCCGCTGGATTTTGAACCGTATACAAAGCAATTTAAGGTGGTGAAAGCGCATGGGTAGAAAACAATCGGGGTTTGCAAAGCGTATACGGCGCGAATTCGACATAGAGATGCAGCTTTATGTGAATAACCGTATGCAGATGGCCGAAGACGCGGCGTTTATGGCGGCTAATGATATTTTGGGTTTGGGCGCTGGACGCGCTAAGGCGTTCGGCGAAAGATTCGTTATGTATGTAAACGAAATTGCCGAACTGTTCGTAGAAGACAGCGTGGGCGATAAAAGCCTGGAATATTCAAAAACCGTCCTTGACCGGCGCATCCGTGAAATAGTGGGCGAAGGTAACTTCTCGCCATTCGATGAAAGGTATGGTAGGCGATAATGGCAAAAAACGTAGGCTGGGAAGCCAAAAGTAACCACGACGGCAGCTACACGGTTACCGTTAACGGCAAACAATATTATTGCGCAGATACGCATGAATTTCTGCACTTTTTAGAAGATATCGGCGAAAGGTGGGAGGATAGTGAAATTCGAAAAGGATGAACGCCGCGAGTTTTCTACCGGCGCAGTGAGGGACAATGCCGCGGGGAAAGGCCGCTATGATTTGCTGCCCTGGGGAGCGATACACGCCCTTGCACAGCACTGTGAACGCGGCGCTATCCACTATGGGGAAAGGAACGTCGACAAAGGCATACCCCAGCACAGCTTGATAGACAGCGGCATACGGCATCTTAGCCTGTACATACAGGGCGACGCGGAAGCGCATCACCTTGTAGCGGCGCTGTGGAATATAGCGTGGGCTGTGGAGCAGGAAATGAAACGGCCTGAAATGGTTGATTTGCCCGAACGCGGCGAACATTCGGGCATAGCATTTTGAAAGGAATTACAAGCAAGGAGGAAGGAAAGCAAAATGAAGATCTACATAGCCGGAAAGATCACCGGTGAGCCCAATTACAAAGAGAAATTCAATATCGCCGCGAAGAGCCTTGAGGCGCAGCGACATATCGTATTAAATCCTGCTGAGCTGCCGGAGGGCATGCTCCCGGCAGACTATATGCGCATCTGCTTCGCAATGATAGATACGGCCGACGCGATCTACCTGCTTAAGGACTGGAGTAGCAGCTTCGGCGCTTCTATCGAGCGGGGCTACGCAATGTATACCGGCAAGCAAACACTTACTGAAGGAGTAGAAACATGAAAAAACTACTATACGCAATACGTAAATGGCTGATTGATATTCTCGGCGGTGTTCCAATGTGTTTTTATGACAGCATGGCCAGCTCGGCAAACCATTTGAACGAGCAAATAAATGATTACCGTGTAGCAATCCGTGAAATCTGCCGACGCAGTGAAAACACCTATTACGACTGGTGCTGCGATCAGTGCGCATGCGACTGCGATAAGCGTAACGGCTGGTGTCACGATTTTGAACCTGTAAGCTATGGAAAGTGACTGCCGTAATTGCCCGGATCGGACTGTGAAATGCCATGCAACGTGCGAACGGTACAAGGCGTTTTGCGAAAGAAACGAAGCTATCAAGGCCGCACGGCGTGAAGATGATTCAGCAAAGGGCATATTGGTTGCTGGCTACATAAAACGAGCTAAGGCCGTGCGGACGAAAACACATAAAATGGTGTGGAGGTATCGCGGAACATGATAATTCAAAGTCAGTGTGACATGATGTTAAATCACATGCGCGAACACGGCAGCATAACGAGCCGCGAGGCAATGTATGACTACGGCATAGGCAGGGCATCCGGGCGCGTGTTTGATCTTCGCAAACGCGGCTATGACGTTGAAACAACAATGGAAACCGGGCTTAACCGTTACGGCGTTCCCACACGGTACGCGAGGTACACGCTGCATGAGGGGCGCTGACGGATATTATGACAGCCGGGCAAAGTGCCCGTTTTGGTCAAAAGGCTCGGCACGAGAGAATAAGATATTCTGTGAGGGGCCATGCGGTGACGCAAGATTGCAGCTTTGGTTCAAAGGCGATGAACAAAAACGCCGGGTGCATGTGTCGAAATACTGTTGCACACAATATGCCCAATGCCCAGTCTATAAGATCACATTAGCGGAAAAATACTAAGGGGTAACGCATTAAGCGTTACCCCTTATAATCATTTGAATTTGTAAAGCCCGTTCAACCGCAGCAGCAGCCGGATATAAGCTGGGCATGAGTTAACGCCTGAGCGCCAGTGCTGTAAGGTACTGTATGGTATCGCATAGCTCGCGGCAAAGTCTGCGATAGACAATCCGGACGCGGTAAAAAATATTAAAACAGCAAAATGCACAAATCATCGACATGGATTTTATGCGATTTGCATATAAAACTAAAAAAGTGCGCAAGGTGGGGCTGATTAATGCAGCGCCACCTGCATTATTATAAAAGCATGAGTAAATGGGATGATATCAAAACCGAATACATCACTACTGACATAGGCACACGGCCGCTTGCGGAGAAGCACAATGTTTCCTATAGCACCTTGCGGAAACGCGCGGCGAGGGAGCAGTGGGCGCAGGAAAGGGCGCAGTTTAGGACGCAGAGGGGTGCAGACCGTGTGCAGGCACAGCGAGAGATAGAATATCAGGAATACAAGAGCCTATTAGAGGCCGCTGGGCTGCTTTCAAGCAAGATATGCAGCGCCGTAGCACAGATAACGGACGAGGATATATTGAAAGATAAACGCGGCTTACGCAGCCTCACAGGGGCTATGAAGGATTTAGCCGATATTCAGGGCGTGAAGAGCGATGCAGATAAACGCGAACAGGAAGCACGCATTAAGAACCTTGAACGCCAGGCAGCAGGGGAAGCACAGCCGGAGCCGGTGCGCGTTATCATTGCCGGCGCTGACGGCTTTTGCCAAAAATGAGAGAGTTTAAGGTTGATTATCTCTCGCCCACGCAGAGGGCTTTTCTTGAGTGTAGAGCGCCTGTAGTGTTCTTCGGCGGCGCACGCGGCGGCGGGAAAAGCTTTGTCGTGCGCGTATCGGCGGTGCTGTACTGTTTTAAATTCCCGGGGATAACGTGCATGATCGTGCGTAAGACATACCCGGAATTACAGGAAAACCACATAGTGCCGCTTACACGCGACCTGCATTGTTATGACGCGGATAAATCGCAGCGAATGGCAAGCTACAACGATCAGAAGAAGGTCATCACATTCCCGAACGGCAGCAGAATATTATTTAGGTACTGCGACACCGACAAGGACGCTGAACGCTTTCAGGGCACAGAAACAGACATTTTGTTTTTGGACGAAGGAACGCACCAGACCGAGGAACGGTTTAGAAAGCTGTCGGCTTGCGTGCGTGGCGCTAATGATTTCCCCCGGCGGATATATGTTACATGTAACCCCGGCGGTGTGGGGCACAGTTGGGTGAAGCGGCTGGCGATAGACCGCGCATATACCGCTGGGGAAAACCCCGAGGACTATTCATTTATTCAAAGCAAGGTCACGGATAACAAACCGCTGATGGATGCAGACCCCGACTACATAAAAAAACTTGAAGCCCTGCCGCCTAAGCTGCGCAAGGCATGGCTGGAGGGCGAATGGGATATATTCGACGGCGCATTCTTTGAAGATTTCAGAACGCGCCCGGATGCGCAACTGTGCGCAAAGGCAGGGATAACGCCAGAAGAAGCTATTGCACAGCGCAGATTTACGCATGTAATCCCGGCATTTGACTTGAACGAAGGCGCGGCGCGTGGCTGGACGATATACAGGTCATACGACTTTGGCTATAACAAACCGTTTAGCTGCGCATGGTGGGCTATCGACTATGACGGCGTACTGTATCGCGTATTGGAATTGTACGGCTGCACAGATACGCCTAACGAAGGCGTTAAATGGACACCTGACGAGCAATTCAAACGTATAGCAGACATGGAACGCGAACACCCATGGCTAAAAGGGCGTAAGATACTCGGCGTTGCTGACCCATCAATATGGGATGTGTCGCGCGGCGTGTCGGTCGCGGAGACCGCCGAGAAATACGGCGTATACTTCGACCCCGGCGACAACAAGCGGCTTGCAGGCTGGATGCAATGCCATTATCGGCTGCAATTTGACGATAACGGTTATCCGCGCATGTATGTATTCGACAACTGCAAGGCGTTTATCCGTACTATACCGTTGTTGATGTACGACGAACATAAACCGGAAGATTTGGACACATCGATGGAAGATCATGCAAGTGATGAATGGCGTTATATGTGTATGGCAAGACCGATAAGCCCGATAATACCGGAAAAGCCCAAAGTCATATTGTCAGACCCCTTGAACCAATACAAGAAGGATGGATACAAAGCAAATGGATATCACTAAGGACACTATACGAGCAGACGGCAGCAAAGCGCCTGAGCTTGGCAGCGTTGAAACTGCGGCGCAGATGCTTGGCATAAAACCCATTGGGGAACAGCAGATACAGGATTTGATGCAGATACTAAACAAATATCGCGCCGGGAAGAAGTCGGTCGATAGCCGTATCATCGCGTCGGAAAACTGGTGGAAGCTGCGAAACGATGTTGAAGAAGACAAGGACGGTCACGCAAAGCCAGGCTTTCGTAGCAAAAGCGGCTGGCTGCATAACGTGATCACTAACAAGCATGCCGACGCAATGGATGCCTACCCTGAACCTAACATACTGCCGAGGGAACAAGGAGATAAGGTGGAGGCGGCTACGCTGTCTAAAATAATTCCTGTGGTTCTGGAGAAAAACCAGTTTGAGACCATCTACAGTAAAGTTATGTGGTCAAAGCTAAAGACCGGCACAGGCGTATACAAGGTCATATGGGACAAGAACAAAATGAACGGCTTGGGCGATATTGATGTGCGGAAGTGCAACATCCTTAATCTGTTCTGGGAACCGGGCGTTGAGGATATACAGCAGTCGAAATACTTTTTCGAGGTCGATTTTCAGGATGAAGCCGAAGTCCGCGCCATGTTTCCGGCGGAGCTGCCGGAGGGCAAGAACATACCGCATGATTTTATAACCAGCAAATACAGATACGATGACCATGTAGACACGACTGACAAAGTACCTGTTATCAGTGCGTACTATCACAAAAACGGTGTACTGCACTACATACTGTTCGTGCCGGGTACTGTGCTTTATGCGACGGAAAATGACCCTGACCGCGCAATGACCGGATGGTATGACCACGGCAAATACCCATATGTATTTGACACGCTGTTTCCGATTGAAGGTAGCCCATGCGGATACGGCTATGTAGATCTGTGCAAGGCGCCGCAGACCGAAATTGACCTGATGAAAACGGCATATGTGGAAAATGCAATGGTCGGCGCAAAGCCCAGGTACTTCAAAAAAGCCAACTGCGGCGTAAACGTTGAACAGTTTACGAACTTGAATGAAACCATCATCAACGTAGAGGGCAGCTTAAACGATGATAACTTAAAGCCCGTCACGCACGATAACCTTGACGGTAACTATATCAGCATGCTGCAGCTGAGCATCAACGAGTTGCGTGAAACAAGCGGTAACACTGAAACCGCAACAGGCACGACAAGCAGCGGCGTAACGGCGGCAAGCGCGATAGCGGCCTTGCAGGAGGCAAGCGGCAAAGGCAGTAGAGACAGCACCAAGGCAAGCTATAGGGCATACAGCGAATTAAACTTTCTTGTAATAGAGCTGATAAGGCAGTTTTACGACGCGCCGCGCCAGTTTAGAATTTTAGGTGACGGCGGCGAGGAATTGTTCTTAAGCTATTCCAATGAACACATAAAGCCGCAAACACAGATGTTTGCAGGATATGATATCGGGCAGCGTGTGCCGGAGTTTGATATCAACGTCGTTCCGCAGAAGCGCACGGCATACACCAAGATGTCAAATAACGAGCTGGCATTACAATTTTACAATCTCGGCTTTTTCAATCCGCAGCAGACAGACCAGGCGCTTGCATGCCTTACGATGATGGATTTTGACAGCATCGATGATGTACGCAAGACCATTAAGCAGAACGGCACACTGTTTGAAAGGTTTAACACGGTGCTGCAAGTTGCGGCACTCCTTGCAGCTAAATGCGGTGATGCGCAGTCGCTTGCGCAGATACAGGCTATAGCACAGCAGGCTAACGTGCAGATCAGCACACCGCAGGCGAATATGCAGATTGCAGAAGACCCGGCAAAGCGCGAACATGCACAGGTGTCTAACGCCCGGGCAAAGACGCGCGAGGCGGCAATACCTGATGGAGGATATGCGACAACATGATAAACGTATGCGTAAACAGCACCGACAGCACGTTTGAATTAGAAATCGAAGGGCATGCGCAGTCTGCGCCCAAAGGCGAGGATTTGATATGCGCGGCTGCGACGATCCTTGTGCGCACGGCAGTGGCTATTTTGCAGGAAAGTTCCAAAGATATCACGGAAATTGATATATCCGACGGCAAAGCGCGAATAAAGCTGACTGAATATGACCCTGTGGCGGTCGTTGAAATGTCTGTAATAGTCAAGGGCTTTGTGCTGCTGATGCAGGAATACCCGGAATACATAAAAATTTTCACAGAAACTGAAAAAAATGCGCAAGGTGGGGCTGAAAGCAAAGCATAAGTAAATGCTATGCTGAAAACGTGGGTTGCATGAGACAGCAAGTTCACCTCCTTTAAGATGTCGCCCTGGCAGGCGGCGGCTGTAATAGTCTGCTGCATCTCCTTTCTTACGGGCGGAGTTCCCCCTTCTCCGCCCCTTTTGTATATCGCCTTAGTTTAACGGTAAAACGCTCGGAGAGATAGAGATGCAGGTTCGAGCCCTGCAGGCGGTACGACGGACTTGTCCACCTACGGGCAAATAAATAGGAGGCATGTAAATGCGCAACAAATTCAGTTGGCTACAGCTATTCGCGGACGGTACCGGCGATGGCGGTGCAGCCACTTCGGGCGAAACTTCTGTCGCCGCCGGGCAGAACACGGGCGTTAATGTGTCTGTTGCCGCCGAACAGACAGAACCGAAAACCACGGCTGACAGGCTCGCGGAGCTTGGAGTGCCAAAGGAAAAACTCGGACGGGCGAAATATGGCAAGGCTGTTAATCAGCCTAAAGCCGATGCGCAGGCCGCCGCTGCGCCAAAGGAAGTTGCAGAGGCAACAGAGACTAAAGACACAGCGAAGCGGCTTACATGGGATGAAATCATGGCAGACCCCGACTATAACCGGGAGATGCAGAAAGTAGTCTCGTCGGCAAAGACAAAGTACAAGGCGGACGCCGAGGGGCTTGAGAAGCTTGCTCCGGCGCTGCAGCTGCTATCCAAAAAGTACGGCGTAGACTCGGGCGACTATGACGCAATCGCAAAGGCGGTCGCGGATGATGACGAGTATTACGAAGACCGTGCAATGGAATTGGGCGTATCAACCGAGGTTGCAAAGCAACTCGAACGCTCCGAGGCTATAGCAAGGGCAGCAGAAGCGCAGAAGCAGCAGTTTATCAACGAGCAGAAGCTTATGGAGCATCTGAGCAAGATGAACGCGCAGGCCGTTGAGCTTCAGAAGAAATACCCAAACTTTGATTTGCGAAAAGAGCTTGATAATCCAACGTTCCGACGATTGACCGCGCCTGACCTGATGTTCTCGCTTGAAGATGCATATGAACTTGTGCATCGTGATGAAATAAAGGAAAGCATACGGCAGGCAGCGCTGAAAGCATCGGTACAGCAGGTGTCCAACGCTGTGCAGTCGAATAGATCGCGCCCGAGTGAGGGCGGCGTTCCCAAGTCCTCTAACGCTTCCATTCAGACGTTTGATTACAGAAACGCCACGAGGGAACAGAGAGAGGCGTTGAAAGCCCGGATTAGATCGGGTGAAAAGATATATCCCGGGCAGTTTTAAGCCTTGAGCGTTTCCGCGTGGCCTATGACCATGAAAGGAAACGATATGACTAATTTTAATTGGATTCAGATTTTCGCAGATGCAGGCACCGTTGTTAACACCCTTGTAAGCAACGGCACCTCCAACTATACCAACGCATACACCGGCGAGGCGGTCGCGGCAAGCCCCTCCACCAACACGATGGCACCCGAGCTTAAGACGTTCTATGACACTGAGCTGCTCGAAAATGCCAGAGTCGAAATGTTCTATGCGCAGTTTGGCCGCAAGCAGAGACTGCCCAAGAACGGCGGCACCACTGTTGAATGGCGAAAGTTTAACACCTTTGCAAAGGCGACTGAGCTTAAGGAAGGCGTTATCCCCACCGGTCAGCAGTTTGGAGCAACCAAGCTGACTGCATCTATCACGCAGTATGGCACTTACACCTCTATCACCGATAAGCTCGAGATGCGCGCATATGACGATGTCATTCTTGCAGCGACCGAGGAAATGGGCGCATCCGCTGCGGCTACTCAGGAAACCCTTATCCGTGATGCGCTGCTTGTCGGTACGAACGTAATGTACTGCGATAACGTCACCGAGGACGGCACTAAAGTTTCTACTCCTACTTCCCCGACAACCATGGGCGCAGGCGGCACTACTTCCAGCGGCGGCAGCTCGACTCCTGACGGCTGGGCACTGCTTACTCCCACCATGGTAAACAAGGCCGTTACCAAGCTCAAGAAAGACCGTGTACCCAAGATAAACGGCAAATACTATGCTGTTATCCATCCCTCTGTTGCGTATGACCTGCGCCAGAGCAAGGAATGGATTGAAGTGCATAAGTATGCAGCTACCTCTGAAATCTTCAACGGCGAAATCGGCGAGCTGCACGGCTGCCGCTTCATCGAGGATACCTATGCACCTATTCTCGGCGCAAGCTACAAGTATTCCGACAGCACCACCTACAAGAATAAGTCCGACGGCGTTACTTATGCGACTTACTTCTTCGGCAAGGACGGCTTTGGTATTATTGACCCCGAGGGTGGCGGCCTTGAGATGATCGCCCATGACAAGGATGAAATCGGCGGTCCTCTTAACCAGTTCAGCACCATCGGTTACAAGTTCGAGACCAACGGCGCAACTATCCTTTACCCCGAACGCGTACTCCGCGTTATGTCCGTCAGCTCGTATTCCGCGACTGACGAGGAAAACAAGTAATTATCCCGGGAGGGGCGGAACACTCTGCCCCTCCGCCTGAGAGGAGCAAAACATGGCTAAAAAAACAGATGACGAAAGAGTTGAAATGTTTATACCGAGAGGCGACAGAAACAGTGATCCCGATCTGTTTGTGTCGATAAACGGCAAAAACTATCTGCTGCCCAAAGGCAAAACAAGCTTCGTCCCGAAAGAAGTGGCGGACGAGATCGAGCGCTCAAACTACGCTCAGCGCATGCTTGACGAGCACATCGACGAGATGAAGTTTGCCGCGCACTAATTAATATCAAAAATAACAGCCGCCATGAGGCGGCTATTTTAATAGGAGAACAATATGACGATTGCAGAAGCAATAGACATTACTGATAAGCTTACGCCCAACGCATACGACGAAACAGAAAAAGTCCGATGGCTGCTGACTATTGACCAGATGGTGTATACAGACCTGATAGCCACGCACGAGGGCGCGGAGAGGTTTGAAAAGCCCGAGTATGCAGCTGAGGACATAGCAACCGATTTGCTGGTTCCCGAACCGTATGCAGAGGATATCTATGTTAATTACCTACAAGCCAAGATAGCGCAGCAAAACGGCGAGGATGCCAAGTATAACAAAGCCGTTCTGTTTTACAACGACGGCTATACGCGCTTTGCGCAGGCGTATGACGCGGCGCACAGACCGCTGCCGAAACTGACGCATTTCAGGTTTTAGGGAGGACGGTATGCCGACATATATAACTATCCCCGAAAGCAGCACGATTGAGACAGTCGTTGATACCTTCGGCGGCTATAACCACAATTACAAAATCGGCGACGGCGAGTTTTACGATATGCAAAACCTAACAAGCGACTACTACCCGCTCATGGGTAATCGCGACGCGAGGAGCATTATAGCTGCCGGGAAATTTACCGCCATATACGGCATGATCGCCGATGTTGACTCAAACCTTTACGTTGTCGGCAAGACCGCCGACAGCGGAGCCGGGATTTACAAAATCTATCGCGGCACCGGTACATATACCACATCCAAAAAGGTTTTATTAACGGTAGACGGTGTGGCAGATAACTCAATCAGCATATCGGAAAGCACAAAGCAGATGATGTTTTTCTCCAATAAGCTCGTTATTTATCCCGATAAGCTGAGTATTCGAAGCGAGAGCGGCACGGCAACGGATACGACGGAGAACCACGAGTATGAAAAGCTGTACAAATCTATCGAGGCTACGGCCTCGACGGACGCACCGATAAAATTTACGGCTTGCACAGAAGACGGCGAGGCGGTGACCTTTACCAAGAGTGCAACAGCGCCGTCCAGTCCTAAAACGGGTGACTTGTGGCTTGACACGTCGAGCACCGACACCGGCGCGGTGTGGAAAAAATACATTGCCGGATCATGGGCTAAGACAAGCGACATAAAGGCACGTATCGTTTTGCCGATGGGTACGATGACCGAAAAGGCAATAAACAAAATCAGCATCGATAGCGGTGACACGATAGAGATATCTTTTACCGACGCGACGTTCTCGGAGGGAGATAACTCAGCAAAATTTGAGGGACAGCATACCCCGACAAAGCGAGTTATCAATAAGACCAACGAGACAACGGCGGCCGATGGCACAAAGTCATACACGGTCGAGCTTATATATGTATTCGTTGATATCGTAACCGGAGACTTTAACCAGACAGCAGGCAGCATAAAGCTTTATAGGGATGCTCCGGACCTTGACTTTGTTGTACAGGCGCAAAACCGCATTTGGGGATGCAGATATAACTATGAAGCATCCGAAGACGCCGAGAAAACAAATGTAAATGAGATATATGCCTCAAAGCTCGGCGACGAAACCCGATGGTCAACATACAAGGGCGTTAGTACCGATGCATACCGGGCTTCTATAGGTACTCCGGGCGCGTTCACAGGTTCGGCGAACATCGGCGGTAACCTGATTTTCTTCAAGGAAAACTGTTACCACAAGGTCTATATATCCAGCTCCGGCGCACATCAAATCATCGATAAGACCGTTCAGGGCGTTCAGACAGGCTGTAGCGGCTCGGTCACTGTGATAGATGATGTTTGCTATTACAAGTCTCGCGGCGGCGTGATGGCGTTTGACGGCACACAGGCCTATGATATCGGCGCGCCTCTCGGGAATGTATATTACGTTGCGGCCGAGGGCGGCAGTGCGAACGGCAAGTATTATCTATCCCTCAAAGATACAAGCGGCAAATGGTCGCTGTTTGTGTACGACACAAAGCGCGGCCTGTGGCACAAGGAAGATGAAAAACACGCGCTTGCATTCTTCTCGATAAACAATGAAACATTCTTTGTTACCGAGGACAGCAGCGGATACGCAATAAACCTTATATCCGATTACACAAAAACCGGGAATGAGGAGGCCGCGTTTGAGTGGGAAGCCATAACCGGCTTGCAGGGCTACAACTACACCGGGCAGAAGTACATTAGCCGCTTTAATCTGCGCATGATGCTGCCCAAAGGCTCGGAGATGATGATCTACATTGAGTATGACAGCTCCGGCGTTTGGGAAAAGCAAGGCCGCATAAAAGGACAGGGCACAACGACATTTATGGTTCCCGTCAAGCCTAAGCGCTGCGACCATTTCAGAATAAAGCTCTCGGGTCATGGCACGGTGCGGCTCTACAGCTTTAGCAAGCAGTTTGAGGGAGGTACGGATATCAAATGATAGTGATACCTCAGCCGCCTCGGATATTCGGCACATCCGAGGAAAAGGTAACTCAGCTGCACCGATATACGGCGCAACTTGCCGAGAGCCTTTCAGTGTGGCTAAACGTTGAGGGCGCGGCAAGCGATACAAGCAGCCGAACGAGCACAAGCAGCAGCGTTGTTGTTGCCGAGGTCTCATCGGACAGCAACGTTGCTTACGGCACATTCCAAATGACATACGGCGCGGAGAGCGACACGACGGTGAGTGTGAGCTTTGGAAGCAAGGCAAAGTTTGCAGACAAGCCCGTTGTTATTTGCTCCCAGCCGTTTTCAGACCGCAATATAACGATAAAATCCGACAACGTAAGCAAAACCGGCTTTACCGCCTCGCTCCCCAAAGCGGACGAGGCCGGGAGCTGCACGGTGATGTATATAGCAGTCGGAAAAGCACAGGATTAACGGAGGGCTAAATGGCTAAATTGAAATCATGGACAAATGAAAACGGCACTGTAATTACATACGAAAACGGCGTTAACTATAAAGCGAAAATGAACGAAGCAGAGGCCAAGGGAGATTGGGCGGCGTATGATGAGGCGTACAACAGGCGAAAAGCAAAAATAAACGGCGAAGGGCTAAACATCGCAGTCGGTGAAAACCCTTATGCAGGCGCGTCTAATGTAACTTACGGTAACGGAATTACTTACACCAGCGCCGCAGACTTAGGCCTTACCGCTGCGGCAAAGGCAGCGGCCGGAGACATGACCGGAGCAAGGCAAACAGAGCAGGCCAGAAACGAAAAAATCAACACGAACAACATGAATTTGCCGCTCACCAATAAATACGGCTCTTTCACCGAAACTGAGCGGCGCACACCATCGACGGATTACAACTCCAAGTATTCCGAAGATTTGGACAAAATCCTTGGTTCAATTACCGATGCAATAACTAATGCTCCGACTATTTCCATGCCGGGGTATTCGGCGCCGACGTATAATCCGCAGTATGACGCGCAGATAGACGAGCTTTTGAACAAGCTGCTCAACCGCGAGGAATTTAGTTACAACGAAGAGCTTGACCCGCTGTATCAGCAGTATAAAGACCTATACACCAAGCAGGGACAGCTTGCAATGGAGGATACCATGGGACAGGCGGCGGCTCTCACAGGCGGCTATGGTTCGACGTATTCACAGGCCGTAGGACAGCAGATGTACAATGCGTATCTGCAAAAGGTAACGGAGATGTTGCCCGAATTCTACGACAGAGCATACACGCAGTATACAAACGAGGGCAACGATATGCGGAATTTGTACAACATGTATATTGACCGCGATCAGGTTGATTTCCAGCGCTATCAACAGGACGTTGCCAATTCTCAGGCAGAGTATAATGCAGCGGCAGCGGCGGCAAGCATGGCGTATCAGCAGCAGCAGGATAACATAAGCAACCTCGGCAACCTGTATGGCCTCGTTTCCGGCGCGGATGCAACGGACTATGAGCGGTTCCTCAACAACTGGAACATGAACAACACGCTTGACCAGCAGGAATACAACAAACTCATTGACAAGTGGAATCAGGACATGCAGCTAAATGAGAGCAATTACAACAGGCGACAGGACACCCAGAAGCTTGCACAGAGCCAGATTGACGCAATCATTGCGGCCGGCGGCACGCCCTCTCAGGTGCTTATAAGTGCATCGGGCTATGACCCGTCATATATCAACTCCCTCATGAGCTACTATCAGCAGCAGGCGGCGGCTCAGACGGCGGCACGAAGCGGCGGCAGATCAGGCGGCGGTGGAAGCAGCAGAACATATCCGAGCGATAAGGATTATAAGGTCAATAAGGACGGAAGTATTTCGGTCAAGAAAGTGCGGCAGCTCAGTTATCAACCCGACGAGGGCGTTTTCAAGTGGAACGGTAATCAATATACGAGCGTTGACAGTTTGCTGGACGCATGGGAGAAGGAATCAGACCTTACCAACGATGATATTAATATTCTCAAGCGCAAGCTTTATTCGCAGATGGGCAGAGGGTAATGCGAGGTATAATGAATGGCTAAAAGAATCAACAGGGAAGAAATAAAGGCCGAAGTAAAAAGGCGGCAGCAAAACGCAGCGAGAGATTATGCCGAAAAAGCCAATTTGATAGCCGCTGGTTATAAAACCGCAAAAACAAACAGCGCCTCCGGCTCTGCCGGTAAAAAGCCAATAGAAGCAAGCAATTCCAAATCGAACGTACTTTCTCAGATCGATGAGATACGAAACGATCTCGGCAGCAGAAATAAACTTAGCGCAGATGCGCTTATGGCCAATAACCCGGCGTATGTATACACGAAAGCATACGGCGACGGAAAAACAGGCGCGGCGGCGAACAGGCCGGTAAAGGGCACGGCGACACCTCGCAGCCGCTTTGAGCCTGCCGAAACCGGCAGACCGCTCGGCAGAGCATCGGCGCAAAGGGCTTTTACGTCTACGCCCACGGGCAATTTCAAGGGCGAGGCGATTTTAAAAAGCGCACTTTCTTCATCGGGTGCGGCCTATAAGAAGCTTGGCGCGGATGTTATGTCCCCGACCGGCAATCTTTCAATGGGTGAGAGCGCACGAGCGGCAATAAACGAGGCCAAGACTGCGAAAAAAGAGGGCAGGCAGGTCAGGCCGGGACAGGCGCAGCGCAAGGCGGAGCAGGAGAAGATAAAAAGCTTTAATGACGGCTGGGCCGGAGATTTCAAGCAAAAGCTGCTGGAAAGCGCCGAGGAAAGTTCAAAGCGCGCGTATGAGTACGAGCAGGAGGCAAAGCAGGGCTTGGGCAAATTCGGCCAGGGCGTTGTTGACTTCGGCATAGCAGGCGCACAGTTTGCCGGTGACGCGCTGCTTAACGCTGTTGCACCCGGCACAGGTATTGCAGCAATGGCAGGACGCGCATACGGTTCTGCCTCACTGGACGCACAGCAGCGCGGCCTGAGCGAGGGTGAGCAGCAGATATCCGGTTTAAAGAGCGCGGCTATTGAAGTGCTTACGGAAAAGCTCTTCGGTTCGGTCTCCAAGGTCGCATACGGCAAGGGCATTATCAGAAACGAGAGCCTTGTCAACAGCCTTGTAAACCGCCTTGCAAAGACAGACAAAGGCCGCACGGCATTAAAGGTCTTAGTCGGTGCAAATGAAGAGGGCATGGAGGAAGTGCTCTCGGATATCCTCAACCCTATCGCAGATCGCATACTAAAGCTTGACGATGGTAAAGGTGACTGGTCAGACCTTGCCGATGATTATGACACTCAGCAGATGCTTGAGGACTACATCATAGGCGGTGCGCTCGGCCTTGCGGGTGCCGGTACAAACGTTGTCAGCGGCCAGTACAGAGCTGAGAACGCGCAGCAGAGAGCGTATGAGGAATATCAGCGCCAGTTAGTCAATGCCGGTCTTGCCACGGAGCAGGGCGGCGACGCGCAGCTTACGGCAGAAAAGTATAAAAGCATCATTGATCAGAGCACACAGCGCGGCAAGCGCAATCTCAGCGACAAGGAAACTGAGAACCTTGAACGGCTAATGACTATCGGAACGGACACACAGACGGTGCGGGATATGCTTGCACAGTCGGGTGTACTCGTCGATGATAACACGGCACAGGCAGCAGCGCTTGCAGCGAGCGGTCAAAAGCTCAGCAGTACGCAAAATGCGGCGATAGGCAATGCCGCTGTGCAGGATGCTATAAATCAGATGGCCGGTAACGGCGTTGTTGATAATATCCGCAGAACAGCAGCGAACGAATACAGCAAGCCCATTGTCATAAACAGCATGGCGCGGCAGTACGAAGTTGCGCCGGAAGTGGTCGAGCGCACATACAATCTCAATCCGACAGCGCCGCAGGCGTTTGAAACGGCGTTCAATGCTGTTTATCAGATGGGGCAGCAGGGCACGGACAAGGCCGCGCTCGGCAAAGTGCCCGTACTCAGCACGGCACAGGCGAACATTGCGTATCAGATGGGCGCGGACAGCGTAATGAGCACCGAAACAGCAGCGCCGGTCACTATCAATAACACACAGGAGGTAAACGATAATGGAGTACGTATACACAACGTCGAGGAGCGGATTAACGGTCAGAATACCGAAGTACAGATACGCGGAGTGGAAACAGGCACAGGAGAAAATGTCGCCGGAGGAAGTCAAAAAGAACAAGGCGGCGTTGGCGCGGCTCAAATCAAAGCTGGCGAAAAAGTAAGCTACAAGGGCAAGCAGCAGAAGGGCGTTTATTATGCCGCAGAGGACACCGAGGACATGAAAAAAGGCCGCAAGCTCGCGGAGAGCTACGGCTATAAGGTCACATATTTTGTGGGCGGTAATATCCGCTATGCAGGCGGCGAGTTCAGGGGCGCTGTTGACACGGCAAAAAAGACCGTCATGGTGAGAGCAGACCATCCCGACTACACCGCAGAGCAGATAATGCGCCACGAGATGGGGCATGCGGCGTTTGAAAACGGCGATCTGAGCTTGAACGAGGCAAAAGAAATGCTGCTTGACGACTTCACTGAGGACGAATTAAACGAGCTTGTCGAGATATACAGCAGCGAATACGGCGGCATTCTCAGCGCCGAAGAGGCTTTTGAAGAGATATGCTGCGATGCGCTGGGCAGAATGAACATCTTCGAGGGCACGGACTTAAACAGCGAAAGCTACGGGAAAGCACAGGACACCGTGCGCAAATACGCCGCCGAGAGAACCGGCAGCAAGGGCAGAGCACCGCCGAAAAAGGGCGGGGTGAAGTATAGCTATGCTGGCAAACATGCGCGGACAGCAGACCTTGAGCAGCTTGAAAGAGCTAAACAAATGCAGACGCAAGGTGCTGACATGAAGAGCATCCGCAAGGCTACCGGCTGGTTCAAGGGCATGGACGGCAAGTGGCGGTTTGAGATCGACGACAGCGAGATGACCTACCATCGCGGCGGCGACGCTGCCTTTAGCAGGGGTCATCCTGACTATGCGGAGTATCAGAAGCTGATGCGCAAGTGGATGACCGGCGAGGTGACAGCGGAGGAAGAGACCCGACTGCGGCAGATGGATGAAACGTGGGGGCGGGAGTATGGCCGCCTGAGCGAGCGCGTAGACAGAGGCAACGCAACGCTGGAGGACATTCTCGACCATGAGGCATTATTCCGGGCGTATCCGCAGCTGCGGCGGACGAAGGTGGAGTTTGCTGACATGCCGAAGAACACCATGGGCAGCTACAGCCCGTCTCAAAACCTTATCACCCTAAGCAATGAGCTGCGCAACGCGCCGGAGAGCACGCTGGTGCACGAGATTCAGCACGCCATGCAGAACGCGGAGGGCTTCACGCGAGGGAGCAACCGGGAATACTGGGAAGAAAAGCTGACCAGCGGGGACAAGATTCAAAGCAAGGGATTCCAAGATGCAAGGGAAAAACTGATTCAATTCCAGCTGGGTAAGGCGAACGAGGAAGCGCTGGCGCTGAAGGACAAAATAGAACAAGCCGGAGAACTGGACGACGACCTCACAGAATATGACCGGCTGTGGGAGGAAGCAGAGCGGCGGGGACTTGACGGGAAAATCAACGAATACTACGACCTGCTGAACAACTACTACACGCAGATGAACCGTCCGGGCAACAGTGTACCGAGTGAGCTTTACTACAACACAGCGGGTGAGATCGAGGCCAGAGACGCGGCGAACCGCAGAAGCATGTCTGACTGGACACGGAAGATGGTACCGCCAGACTACGGTGACGAGAACACTGTGTTTGCGGAGGATAGCAGCTATGCCATGAGTCAGAGTGAGCAGGACAGCGTTAAGACTCAACTGCGGGAACATCAGGGAGAATTGAACAGCATGAAAGCCGTCGCCACAATTCGTGACAACGGTTGGAGAGGCATGAGTACCGGAGCGTTCCGAAAGAAAATTGTAAACAGCCTGAAAAAAACAGGCTATCGCGTGGATAACCCTGATATCGGCGTGATTGATTTCGACGAGAAGATGCTGAATCGAAGCTTAAATTACATTCAGACAGATGCGGAGGCGGCGGCATATCAGGCACTGCCGATGGTGTTGAAACGCGGCATTGAGATCAGTGGGCACGGCAACCATAAGGGGAGAGACTATGAAACACTGACTATCGCAGCCCCGGTGGAGCTGAACGGAAAACGTGGAAATATGGCGGCGGTTGTGATGAAAACTAAGGGCAATCGCTACAAGGTACACCGTATCCTGACCCCGGAGGGCACGGCTTTTGCGCTGCCGGAAATGACTAACGCAGAGCCTACCACCGTCGGGACTGTCACCAGCGGTAGTCAATCGCTGGGAGGGAGCGCACCGGCCATCAGCTCTGCGTCTGAAAATAGTATACGCAGTTCTTCCAAAAATGTCAACAAGCAATTTTCCCGCGAGCCGGAGAGACTTAACGAGCTGAGGCGGCAGAATGAGAGGAAGCTTGCGCAGGCTACGGCGGAGGATGCCGCAAACGAGAACGAGCGCGGCCTTATACGCGACTATAAGAAGCAGTACAGCAAGGTCGAGGACATACGCGAAAAGCTCAGTGCGGCACAGCAGACGCTTACAGAGGCGGAGGATAGCGGCGCAGACTACGACACTACCACCAAGGCGAAAAACCGCTTTACGGTACTCAGCAATCAATATGCGCGTGAGCACAGGAAACTCGAAAGCTACGCCAAAATGAAAGCCCTTCAAAACATTCTCACGAGAGTTGATGAGCGGTTGGGCAACGACCTGCCGGAGGGCATGGGCGCAGCTTCCGCAAACTTCACGGGAGAGGAAACCGTGGGCGAACGCTGGGTAACGGAGGCTCAGGGCGAGGGCGACAGCGCACTGCACCCGATAAGCAAGGAGCAGGAGGCAAATCTCGCCGAACAGCAGCGCAGAGCGCCGCAGGAGATACCAAAGGAAGATCTGAACGGCAAGCTCACGAGCAAGCATGTTTCCACCATAGCCAACAGCGGCATGACACCGGCTGAGTTCTCCGACGCGCTGAGAGAGGATGCGGCACTGGGTAAGTTCTCGCACATTGCATACTCCGACGAGGAAGCGCTTAAAAAGGCTAACCGTACTATCGAAATCGACGGCTGGGAACAGGCGCTTGCAAACTACAAGGCCGAGATAAACAGCGGCAGAGTATCGAAGGACAATACCGTTATGGGCATTGCCCTTTACAACAATGCCGTCAACAGCGGAGATTACGCAACGGCGATGGACATTGCATCGCTCATGGTCAAAAACTCCACGAACACGGCGCAGTCCTTGCAGGCTATGCGCATTCTCAACAAGCTTTCGCCCGAATGCAGACTGTACCTCGCGGCAAAGTCGATAGAGAACATCGAGGAAGACCTCAACGAGCGGTACAAGGACAACAAGGCGGATATACATGTTGACAAAATCCTTTACGATGAGTATGCCAAGGCGCTCAGACAGGGCGACGAGGATGGCATAAAAACCGCATGGGCGAACATAGAGCAGAGCGTAGCACGGCAGATAGATGCGACGTGGTACGAAAAGCTCAATAACTTCCGCTATCTCGCTATGTTGGGCAATCCGAGAACACATGTCCGAAACATCGTAGGCAACGCATTTTTCGTGCCCGTCAGAGCCGTCAAGAACACGATAGCATACGGCCTTGAGAATATAGCCGACGCGAAGATAAACGGCGGCATAGAGCGAAGCAAGGCAATACTTAACTCAAGTAATGCGGCGGATGCGGCGCTCGTCAAATACGCAATGTCGGACTATGAGGCTGTGCAGGAGGTCATACTTTCGGGCGGCAAGTATGTCGATACATTTCAGGGCATCGACAAGCACAGGACGATATATAAGACCAAGATACTTGAGGCGGCACGCAAGGGCAACTCGGCAGCGCTCGACGCGGAGGATGCATGGTTCTGCAAGCCTGCATACGCAAACGCGCTTGCCAAGTGGTACAAGGCAAACGGCATAAGCGCTGAACAGCTCAACACGGGCAAAGTGCCGGAGGAGACGATAATCAAGGCACAGACCATTGCCATCAAGGAAGCGCAGAAAGCCACTTACCGCGATACCAACTGGTTTTCCGCTCAGGTCAGCAGGCTCGGCAAGGTGGATAACAAAGTCGCTGCTGTGCTCATTGAGGGCGTTCTTCCGTTTAAGAAAACCCCGGCCAACATATTAGCCCGGGCTGTTGAATACTCGCCGGTCGGGCTTATAAAGTCCCTTGCGCTGGACACCAAAAAGGTCAAGGCATATGTAAACGGAGACATTGAAAACGGCATGAGCCCGGCAGAGTTTATAGACGATATTTCGGCAGGGCTTACGGGCTCGGCACTTATGGGGCTGGGTATACTTTTGGCCTCATGGGGCGTTCTGAGCGGCGGTGATGACGATGATGAAAAGCAAAACTATTTTGACGAGCTGAGCGGCAAGCAGAATTACGCCTTGAGCATAGGCGGGATGAGCATTACGCTTGACTGGCTCGCGCCGGAAAGTATGCCGCTGTTCGTCGGCGTTGAGCTGTTCAACTCCCTGAGCAGCAAAAACGAGGACAAGGGATTTTTGCAGAACCTCATGAGCTCGGTCATGAGCCTGAGCACACCGATGTTTGAAATGTCCATGCTGCAAAGCGTAAACGATCTTTTCGATAACCTCGCGTACATCAAGCAGGGACAGGGTACTTTCAAAATCGTATCGAGCATGGCGGCAAACTACATATCGCAGTATTTCCCGACGCTGTTCGGACAGGCTGAACGCTCATTTGAGGAAGCTCAGCGCGAGACGACATACATTGACCGAAACAGCAAAGTCGGCTCTGAGCTGCAATACATGTGGGGCAAGATCGCAAACAAGATACCGTTTTACGATTTCAGCCAGATACCGTACATCGACGCATGGGGGCGCACGGAGGAGACCGGCAACCTCTTTGAAAGAATGCTCAACAACTTTGTAAATCCCGCATACGTCAAGAAGGAGCGCCCGACGGAGATAGACGGAGAGCTCGAACGGCTTTACGATCTCGGCGAAACGAGCGTATATCCCAGCCGTGCAAAGACGAACACCAAGATAAACGGCGAGTACCTGACAGCCGACGAGTATGTAAAATACGCGACGACGAAGGGCCAGACTTCATACGAGCTTGCGCAGGGCGTTATAAACAGCGCGGCATATTCCGGCGCGGCAGACCCCGAAAAGGCGTACATGCTCAAATATGTCTATTCCTACGCCGATCATATTGCAAAGTACGAGGTCAACAACGACTATTCGCTTGCAAAATGGGAGATGGCGGCATACAAGAGCGCAAACCCGATGCAGACTATAATCGACCACGCACGGGAATATTACAATCCCGACAAAGAAAACTAAAAAACATGCGGAGGTGGGGCTTAATAAGCCCTGCCTCCTTTTGTTATGCTGAAATCAAGAAGCAAAAAAGGAGGAAAAGCCTTTTGACAACAATCATGATCGGCAAAGCACTGGCAACGGTGACGGAAAACGAAACCCTAACCAGCGGCATGATAAATGCAAAGATAAAATTCGAGTTTTCAGCCGATTGGCATTCGGGAATAAGCAGAACCGCGATATTCACGGCAGGCGACGTTACAAAGGTCGTGCTCGACTCGTACTGGGAAAACAATGTCTGCTCCATACCGCAGGAGTGCCTTGCAAAAAGCGACGAGATACTTATGGTCGGCATTTACGGCGCGGACAACGCAAACGTCGTTGCGATACCCACGGTGTGGGCGACGGTCGGCAAGATACGCAAGGGCTATGAGGGCTATGAGGACGTATCGACCGGCACACTGCCCATATGGGCGCAGGTGCAGTCTGCTGCGGCGCAGTCGGCAACGGCGGCAAAGAATGCGCAGGGCGCTGCGGAAGTGGCTCAGGGCAAGGCTGAGGACGCACAGGCGGCAGCGGCGGCGGCACAGGCCAAGGCCGAGACTGCACAGAGCAAGGCGGAAACGGCGCAGAGCAAGGCCGAGACAGCTCAAGGCAAAGCGGAGAGCGCACAGTCGGCGGCAGAAAGCGCGGCAACATCGGCTTCCGGCTCGGCATCAGCGGCGGCAAGCTCTGCATCGGCGGCGGCTTTATCCGAGGATGCGTCGGCAGAATACGAGGCCGGAGCAAAAACGGCAGCGGCATCGGCGGCGGCAAACGGCAAATTATCCGAGAGCTGGGCGGTCGGCGGCACAGGAACGCGCGAGGGTGAGGACACAGACAACGCAAAGTACTGGGCTAAAGCGGCTCAGGGCGCGGCAGGCGGCGGCGTTACGAGCTTCAACGGGCGCGGCGGCGCGGTTGTTCCGAAGCAGGGCGACTACACCGCCGCAATGGTCGGAGCGGACGCACAGGGCGCGGCACAGACCGTGCAGGGCAATCTGAATACCCACGCGGAAAACACCGTCATGCACATTACCGCCGCAGAGAGGACGGCGTGGAACGGCAAGCAGAACGCTTTGACATTCGACACAGCACCCACGGCAGGCAGCACAAACCCGGTTACTTCGGGAGGCGTAAAGACGGCGCTTGATGATCTACCTCAGACCATCATCGCATCCACGCCGCCGACGACATCGACCGTCGGTGTTGTCGGGCAGGAGTACATCGACACGGCGGCAAAGCTTGTTTATCACTGCACAGCGGCGGCGGCTACGGGGTATACGTGGGAGGTGTATTCCGCCGGGCGGTCGACGAAAGTGAACACCACGCTGTATGCGTCGAGCTGGAGTACGGCGAAGAAATACACCGTCAGCGACGCGAACATTACGGCGACATCGGCGGTCGAGCTTCTGCCGCGCGAAAACAGCGGGATAACACAGGCGCAGCTGGAGGCGCTGTCGGGCGCTATGATCGTCGGCGGCACACAGGCGACAGGGAGCATTCAGCTCGTCGCGCTTGGAGATGTGCCGACTGTAGACATCCCCGTAACCATTATTATAAGGAGGGATTTGTAATGCCTCTTATCAATCACGCAGGCGGCGGCTCATCGTTTGCTGCGATAATTCAGGTGACCTATACTAAAGGCGCAACATGCACATGCGAACTTGACGGCACTGTGTATACTGCCCCCGACACCAGTGGCAACTATTCATTTAAGGTTCATCGTGCTGGAACATGGACTGTAAGAGCAACCAGGGGCGCAAAGACAACTTCGGACACTGTAGTTATTACCGCAGACAAAGAGGTGAAAAGTGTAAAGCTGCATATCTTGCGAATATTTGGTATTAGTCGCGATATTACGAACTCGTCCCCGGCATGGGCAAGAACTGATGATGCAGTAGGCATGACGGCAACGGCATCTAAAGGAACGGTAGCTGGTTCGAGCGATTTCGATGACTGTTACCCTTGGAATGGTATCGCCCGACAGACCTTGTCAACGGGCGACGTAATGGTCAAAATTCCAAAGTTCTGGTATCGGCGATACCGGGAGGGCAATATTGAATACATTAAAATTGCGGACGAGGCGGTTGAAAACTTTGAGGTACATCCTACTTTCACCATCTCTGGGAAGACAACGGATTGTTTCTATATACAAGCTTACCCACCTTTCGCGTCAAATACTACACACAGCTATGTCTCTAAGAGCGCGACTTCCAGACCTACAAGCACGAGTGGTGGAGTAGACAATCCGGAGTTCTATAAAGCAGCAACCGCGCGAGGCTCTGGCTGGTCGCTGTTTGATTTGGCAGCACTTTCAGCGTTGCAGATGTTAATTCTGGTCGAATTTGCTAACAACGATGTTCAAAGTGTAATCGGTCGCGGCGTTGTAGACACGTATAACATACCAGACACCGGCGGCTGCGACTCAGTACCGGGGCTTACAGGCATCCCGGCAGGCACGGACGGGCAAGTCAGCGTTGTTTGGCGCGGGATAGAGGACCTGTGGGGCGGGCTGTTGTACCAGATTACAGGCGTCTTAACTCACCTGAACGCGAGACAGTATGTAATAAACACGACGCCGACTAAATACAACGACTACGCATCGTTTACATACACTCTGACATATGACATACCGACTGGTATCGGCTCGAAATATATTGTTAAAGTCGGTTTAGACCCCGAAAAGCCTTGGATTATGCTTCCCGAAAACAATGGTAACACAGCCCAGGGCAGTGAGAGCACCTATATGTGTGATGCTATAAATCGTCCAAAAAACCCGTCCTATACGACGTACCCAATGTTTAATACCTATCATGGGGGAGGGGCTGACGGCCTTTTCTGCATTGGAGATTTCTTTGAAAGTGGTACAAGCTCAACAACAGCCTATGTACGTATGGTATATAGACCGCAGTAGAGGAGGTTCTAATCATGAGAGTACAAGGAAACACTTCCCCGGCAGCTGTGACGGTTGAAAGCTACTGGCCTATGCCGGGTTATGTCGAGGTCAGACTGCATGAAAACAGCAAAGACATTACCCCAACAGATGATGAAAACGCTGCGCCGCTGTACGAATATGACGAGTATGTCTTTCACGTTAAGCAGCGCGATGGATTGCAGCAGGAAATTGAAAATAATCTCGTTGAATGGCTACAGACCGGCAGAATGCTTGAAGTTAACGATCGCGCGAGTACGGTGCAGGATATGAAGGCCGAAATTGCAGACGCAATAACTCCGGCGGCACTCGACGCAGCCTACAGAGAGGGGGTTAACAGCATATGACGAAAGATGAAGCAATCAACAAGATGAGAGAAAAAGGCGCGGACGATGCCGCAGCCCTGCGGACAAAGGCGAACACCATGACCGGCACTGAAATTATCGCCGCAGAAATCGCCGTGCCCGATTTCGACGCGACGAAGGACTACAGTGCATGTCCCGTGGGAACGCCGGTGGCCGACGAGGGTCAGGTGTGGAAGCTTATCCAGCCCTATAACGCCGCAAACTACAGCGGCAGACCGTCCACTCTGCGCGCGCTGTGGGGGCTGTGTCACACAACCGACCCTGCAAAGGCCAAAGCATGGGTAACCCCTCTCGGAACGAGCGGCATGTACATGGCCGGCGAATGCTACAAGGCCGCAGACGGCAAGGTACACAGGTGCTTGCAGGATAATGTTGTATACGATGCGTCGGCGCTGCCGAGCGCGTGGGAGGATGCGTAGCTTGTGACCGGCATTAATGCCGTTTGCAATACTGCCCCCTGCCGTTCGGGGACTTATAAATAGGCGGCTTGAAAAAAGAAAACTGCGGCGGCTCAGTTTAGATAGACAGCACAAGCCCCAAAAAAGAATAGCTATCCTTGAAGATTTACAACCGCCACAAATTGAAGAACATCTCGTAGGGCGCGAGATGGGTAAAATAAAAAATGCCCACCGGGATGATAAAGGACGGTGATTTTTCAACCATGAACATTACCCCGAAACAGGTGCTCACACTTGCAGCAAAGTACATAGGCTATAAGGAAAAGGCATCGGACAAGGACTTATACAGCTTTGAGGACAACGTCGGACGAGGCAACTTCACGATGTTTCAGGCCGAGCTTGATAAGGCGAAATTCTGGAACACGCCGAAGAACGGCTATGAATGGTGCACAAGCTTTGTAGCGTGGTGCTTCTGGCGCATTGCCGGGAGCGAGGCAAAGGATGTTCTGTGCCTTACCGGGCCATACGGCGCAAGCTGCGTGAGCTGGGCGAAGTATTACGCGGCACAGGCGAGACTTTTCACCAAGCCGCAGGTCGGCGATCAGTATTTTCAGCGCGACAGCCGCGACGGGCTGCCATGCCACACGGGCATTGTCGAAAGCGTAAGCGGCAACACGTTCGTTACCATAGAGGGCAACTACGGCAACGCCGTGCAGCGCGTTACCCGGTATCTCGGCAGCACGGTCTACGGCTTCGGCAGGCCGAAATATACAGCAGAAAGCGAGGATGAAGAAATGGAAAGATGGAAAACGATAGAGGATGTGCCGGAGGGCTTTTACCGCGATACCGTCAGGCAGCTTATGCAGGACGGCATAATCAAGGGCAAGGGCAACGGCGTGATCGACCTGACGGAGGATATGCTCAGGGTGACGATATATAACAAAAGAATGATTGAAACGATGTTGGAGAAATAAAGTATGGCAGAGAGCATAATAGTCGCTATCATAACGGGTGTTTTAACGCTTGTCGGCGTACTTATCAGCAACAGCAAATCACAGGCGGTAATGGAAACAAAGGTGAACGAGCTGACACGAGAGGTCAGGGAGCATAACAACTTTGCAAAGCGTATGCCTGTAGTAGAGGAACAGCTCAAGGTGGCAAATCACCGGATAGCAGACCTTGAGGACGACATGAAAAATCATCATCATTAACAGGAGGCACATTTATGAAAATCAACTGGACTGTAAGACTTAAAAACAAAACCTTTTGGCTCGCGCTCGTTCCGGCGGTGCTGCTGCTTGTTCAGGTAGTGGCGGCGGTGTTCGGCATCGATCTCAAGCTTGACGCGCTGGGAGACAAGCTGCTGGCCGTTGTAAACGCGCTGTTCGCGGTGCTTACCATTCTCGGCGTAGTCACAGATCCGACGACCGCCGGAGTAAGCGACAGCAGGCAGGCTATGGAGTACGATAAGCCGAAGCGTGATAAATGACACAGGCTCGCTTGAGGCTGCCGCCGGACATGGCGCTGCTGCCGCGTGAACAGTGGGAAAAGCTAATATACAGCGCAAATCTCGGACGCGAGGGCAGCAGGATTGCTGATCTGTATTTCATACAGCAGATACCGCAGATAGACATTGCAGAAGAAATAGGGCTTGACCGAAAAACCGTCTCGAAACGCCTTTCTACGGCAAGAGCAAAAATCGAACACAATTACGAGCGGCTTTTCAAAAGCTGAGGGGAGGCAAAACCTCCCCTTTTTTTACGCGCATTTTCCCCATAACACGAACATTGAGTACCCCCTTGGAATCCAAAAAGGCTTTAAGCTTTTAAGTACAAGGAGGCGGCGAAATGTTCGTGTTTTTTAATCCTAATCCGGGCGCTAAGCGCGTCGGCGACTGCGCAGTGAGAGCAATTGCAAAAGCAATGGGAACGGAATGGGAAAAGACCTATCTCGCTTTGTGCGTTGAAGGCCTGAGAGCGCACGACATGCCATCGGGAAACAGCGTCTGGGGGAGTTACCTCAAAGCCAGCGGCTTTAGACAGCGCATGCTGCCGGATGCTTGCCCGGAGTGCTACACAGTAGCCGCCTTCGCCAATGAGCATCCGCACGGCGTTTATGTCCTTGCTCTGTCCGGGCACGTCGTGACCGTCGTGAACGGCGATTACTATGACACATGGGACAGCGGCGAGGAAGTGCCGGTTTATTACTTTGAAAGAGAGGATTAATCATGGCTTACGGTTACGGCAACATGTATGGGCAACCATATTATCAACCTCCGCTTATGGACAACCTCGCGCAGATGCGCACTCAGCAGCCGCAAAACAACGGGATGATCTGGGTGCAAGGCGAGGCAGCCGGCAAAGCGTATTTAGTAGCTGCCGGGAACACTGTTCCGCTTTGGGATAGCGAACGGCAAACGATCTATCTTAAATCCGTTGACGCAGCAGGCATGCCGACTATGCGCATTCTCGACTACACGGAACGAGCACAGAACGCACCGGCTCAGCCAACTGCGGACTATGTGACCAGAGCGGAGTATGAGGCGCTTGTAAAGCAAGTCGCGGCGCTTATGCCAAAGGAGGTAAGCAATGAGTAATCCTTTGTTTCAGGCTCTCGGCGGCGGAGGTAATCCGCAGTTTCAGCAGCTTGTGCAGCGCTTTCAGCAGTTTAAAAGCACATTTCAGGGAGACCCACAACAGGAAGTGCAAAAAATGCTGCAAAGCGGAAAGATAACGCAGCAGCAGCTTAATCAGGCGCAGAGCTTTGCACAGCAGTTCCAGGCACTTATGAAGTAGGTACATTTTATCCGGCCGGGTATTTGTAAATACATATCGAAAGGAAAACTAAACAATGGCGATTTCTTCTGATGCGCCGGTAATGACTATGCCGGTTGCACCAACCTCAGCAAACAGCGGCTTCGGCGGTTTTGGCGGTGACGGATGGTGGATAATCCTCTTTTTCATCGTGCTTTTCGGCTGGGGTGGCAACGGCTGGGGCGGTAACAATGGTGGAGTGATGGACGGATACGTTCTAACTTCCGACTTTGCAAACATCGAGCGAAAGCTTGACGGCGTTAACAACGGTCTGTGTGACGGCTTCTACGCCATGAACACGGGAATGCTTAACGGCTTCGCCGGTGTCACTCAGGCGGTTACAAACGGCTTCTACTCTTCCGAGTTGTCACGCTGCAATCAGCAGGCCGCACTTATGCAGCAGCTGAACGCAATGCAGATGCAGGCTCAGGAGTGCTGCTGCGAGAACCGCGCGGCAATTGCTCAGGTGCGTTACGATATGGCAACGCAGGCTTGCGATACTCGCAACACTGTGCAGAACGCAACACGCGACATTATCGACAACGCAAACAGCAATAGCAAGGCAATTCTCGATTTCCTCGTCAACAGCAAGATGCAGGATTTGCAGACCGAGAACCAGAACCTCAAGCTTGCAGCTTCGCAGGCTGCGCAGAATAATTACCTCGTGTCTCAGCTGCGGCCTTGCCCGACTCCGGCTTACATCACTTGTAACCCTTGGGCTTCGTCTGCACCCTACGGGGCATGCGGTAGCTGCGCATAACAAATCACATAGTTTAGCTTTTTCGTGACTTTACGAAAATGGTCGGCCTTTACCGATACTAACGATAAGCGGTGGGGCGTATAGCCTCACCGCATTTTTTATGAAAGGACTGATTATATGGCAACTTGCAAAGAACTCAAAGAAAAATTCATTGACTATCTTATGGACGTAGACCTTGACACGCTCGATGTCAGCGAGCTTAACACGTTTGCGTATATCATCAAGACTGTCAACGAAACTGAAAAAGGCGATTACTTTGAAAACATGATAAAAACCATGTCGCTGTCAATGCCTTTTGGTATTGCCGGAAAGGAGAGCGAAAACGATGGCTGAATTTACGAACTCGAGCATTGTAACCGTTGCAGCCGGGCAGAACGTACCTCTCACCGAGACTGCGGTAGCCGGTAATTGCAGCATAGTGCACCGCGAGGGCGCAGGCATTGTCACGCTCAGAGGTCTCACAAATCAGTGCAGAGCGCGTTATCGCGTTGCCTTTGGCGCGAATATAGCCATACCCACCGGCGGCACTGTAGAGGCTATCACAGCTGCTTTAGCGATAAACGGCGAACCGCTCACCAGTGCGACGGCAACGATAACACCGGCTGCGGTTGAGAATTATTTTAATATCTACGTTGCCGCAAATGTAAACGTACCGCGCGACTGCTGCCTAACTGTAGCAGCAGAGAACACGAGCGATCAGGCAATCAACTTTGCAAATGCAAATCTTATAGTTGACAGAATAGCGTGAAGGGAGCAATAACATGAGTATGAGAACACTTGAAAGACTGCGCGACATGCTTTGCGAGGAACTTGACAGCATTGCGGAGCAGGGCGAATTAAACGTTGGCGCACTTGACATTATCGACAAGCTTGTGCACAGCATCAAGAACATCGACAAGATCTGCATGGGCGAGGGCTACAACCGCAGAAGCGAATGGGATGCAGAGGGCTTTATGAGAGGCAACAGCTACAAGCGCGACAGCATGGGGCGCTATAGCCGGGATGATGACTATAGCCGCAGACATTACAGCCGCGCCGACGAAAACGAGCACGCTATAGCAAAGCTTGAGGATATGCTCAAAACCGCAGGCGGCGAGAGCGAGCACATGGCGATAAAGAAAGCAATAAGCATCCTCAAGAACGCATAACAAAGTTGTCGTAAATTTTGACGTAAAATTGCGAGTTAAAACGTGTGTGTATACGTCGATTTTTGTATGATTACGTTGAAAAGTATATGACGCAAAATCTCCGCAAACCATTGATAAATAAAGAAAACCCCGAAGTTTCAACGACTTCGGGGTTTTCTCTTTTTGGCACGCCGTAAGGGATTCGAACCTTTGCGGTGGAGCGAAAAAGCATTGATAATGCTGTACTTTTACGGTGCTGTCGTAAGTTTTGACGTAAACTATCATTTTTGCTTGGGTAAATTGTCGTAAAAATCGCGCATTGCATTCTCTGCGTGGCCTATGTCCTGCGCAGACAAATGCGTGTAAATTTTGCGCATCGTCGCATAGTCTGACCAGCCGCCTATTTGCATTGCAGCCTGTTCGCTCATACGAACATGGTAGGCTAATGAAGCGAAAGAATGACGCAAGCCGTGAACTCCAAGCTTCGGCAAACCGTTAGCAGCGCAAATATCATTGACCCAATCATACACTGTGGAAATGTAGCATGTTATGACCTTACCGTGCTTACTTTTAACAGCCGTCAAAGCCTCATAAAGCTCCGGTATCATAATAGGTATTGTTCGGGTCGATGTGGCGTTTTTGTTTGACGGCTTTTCAACAAGTGTCCAATTTTCTCCCGGGACTACTGCGCCGGATACTTTTATAGTGCGCTTTTCCAAATCGACATTTGACCAATCAAGCGCGGCGATCTCGGAGCGCCTGAGCGAATGCAAGCCGAGTAGTGCAGCTATCTCAACAGGCGTTCCCTTGACAGCTGCGATAAAGACATGTATCTGCTCCGGCGTAAGAAAAACTGGGTCTTTAGGCACGATTTGCGGTAGGGTGAGCCTGGACAGCTCCACACCGGCGGATTTTATGGCCGGTGACACAAGCCCCCATGCGTTTTTAAGCGTCTTAGGAGCGCACACAAGCGCTTCTGCGTTAATTACTGCTTGCCAGTCCTTTATATCAGAAAGCGGTTTTGCCATTACGGCCTTAAAGCGGTTCTTTTTCACGGAGCCGTAACCGGCAAGGGTTGACGGTGACAAGACGTTCCGGCGATTTTCAATATAATTATCTATCGCTTCGGCAAGTGTCAAGTCCGTTTTCTTTTGGGTCTTAACAAACCCGGCTCTTATAGCAATCGCCTTGGCCTTGGCTTCGGCTTCGGTGTCCTCAATGACCGTCACGCCCTCACGGCGAAGATCAACATACCACTTCTGCCCACGCTTACGCGGCGTGGGTATTCTTATTTCGTCCTTCTTTTTGCGTTCGCGCTGAAGCTTCTCGCCGCAGTAGCAGCAGTATACGGGATGAAGTTCATCCGGTATATCGGCTTTGCATTTTTTGCATTTCATTATTCGCTTTAACCCCCTTAGATATTCGCCGAAAATAATTTTATAGCGAATAATGCCCACAGAGTCAGTCCTGTGGGCTTTTTGCTGTTTTGGCATCGTGGATTACGGTTTTTACTGCAAAGGCTATCAGGGCGACGGCAGCAAGCACCACGATAGCCAGGAACACGGCCAGTACCGTTAAGCCGCCGGAGTGGAACAGACCGATACTTTTAATCTGTATATCAAATATTACATATCCGATGGTTGCGCACAGCAGAATTGTGCATACACCGACAAGGCAGAAGATCAGCGGCCTGTAAACAGCGTTCATGCGCCTGTGGTGCTCAACGTCGTTTTCCAGACACGCCGCTTTCACTTCCAATGCGTTTATTCGCTTTAGCTGGGTAACGCTGCCCTCTGTGTTTGTTATACCGAACAGCTCGTCCAAGGATAAGCCGAGGGCTTTACAGGTTGCCGCAGAGTAATAAAGCAGCGGCTGCTTCGTAGCGCCGGAGTTGACGGAGCAAATGCTGTTATAAGGAACGCCGCTTATCCTTGCCAGCTCTGCCAGCGTAAGACTGCTTGAAGCTCTCGCTTTTCGCAGTGCCTCAGGGTACTCGTCAAAGTAAGATTGCATGTCCTCCATTTTTGACACGTTACGCATCTCCCCTATTAAAATTTTTTGAAATACACGAGAAATTATTGAAATACACGATGAATTCGGCGAAAACACGAAAATTTCGGGTAATTCCCGAAATCGATTTCGGTTGTTTCTTTTAGGTTTCGGTTGTTTCTGTATAGACATTTGTCAAGATAGGCGCTACGCTATAAGTACAGCAAGCAATATTTTACAAACGCTGTGTGAAAAAATGTCCTGCCCTGTTGGCGCAGCGGCAGGATGGATTAAATTTAAGAGGTGCAGCAATGAGAAACAACACGAAAAAAACTACGCCCGAACCCCTAAGGGCTAAGTGGCTTGCGAGAAACAAAACCATTATAATAATAACCGAGGCAAGCGACGAGCGCATACAGGAGCTTCTGAGGCTGTTTGACGACGGCCGCAGACTGCCGGGGTCATAGGGTCAAGTTGAGCATTTGAGTTAAGATTAGTCATTAAAAATCACTCCGCGAAATAAAAACACTTGCAATTTCTATGCAAATGCGCTACTATCTTAATAAGATAAATAACAATTCTGCTATATCCTATCCAGATATACGAATAGGCATATCTTAACTGCTTATACATATAATAGCACTATTACGTCAAAAAAGGTATAAATATTTACATTTTCGGCAGTTTGTATGAAACGGGAGACGGAAACTGCACAGATTGCACAATGAGAGAGGGGAATAGAAATGTTGACTGATGAACAAATGAGGGTACTGTGCGAGATGCTTGGGTACTTCCCGGAATTTGCGGAAGAAAAAGAAGCGTTCAACCGCCTCACTGCGGATGCGACAAAAAAGCAAGCAGGCTTTCTTGAGCGCGTTAAAACTCGGTTCAAAGATTTAGCCGGAGACCCGGAGCGCAGGGCAATCGAAACCAAACTGACAGCCTATGTTTGCGTAATGGGCGAAAAGCAATTAATACATTGGAAAGGCTTTTTGGAAGGCTGCCAAGCCACGGAAAAGAGGTACAAAGATGTTGACTGCTGACGAACTGGAAATGTTCCGCTATGAGCTGGATCATAACTTCCCCATGTTCAGCGAGTGGGAAAAGGAAAAGCTCATGGACCTTGCGGAGCACGGCACCGGCAGCCTGATCAGGGCTCTGACTTGTCTTGCCGAAGCATATCAGCGGATTGAAGAAGGTGCTGGCGACGCTCAGGAGGAAGTTTGCTAAGCGCAGAGGCAAAGGCAAGCAGCTCATTATAGGTCATGCCCTGCCCACCGTCTTTAAGCATTTTTAAAATAATATTAGTGTCATGCAATGACAGTCCGTTTGTGCTTTCAAGCACGCCGTCATAAGCTGACCACATAGCATCGTTTTTATCGAGCTCTTCATCCGTCGGGATGGAGGGCTCTTTTTTTATGCTTTCATCAGGGAGTAAATCTTCAACCGTTACGCCCAAATACTCGGCGATTAAGGGTAGTTTACTTTTTCGCGGTGAAGTCCTGCCGGTGTTCCATTGGCTGTATACACCGTTTGATACGCCTAAATAAGCACACAATCCGGCACCGTTTTTCCCTTGCTTAGCTAAATAGTAATTGATTTTATCTATTGTGTTCATTTTGTACACCGAAGTTTGTGCAATGTGACAAACTAATATTTCTAAGATTACTATTGACTATCTTAGAAAACTTAGTTATAATAATGCTCGTAGGGCACAAGAAACTAAGTCCTCTAATATAGCGGACTTGAAAAATATGAAGTTATATGGTCAAGCTCATATTAGCATGGTTTCTAAGCTCTGTCAAGAAACTTAGTTAAATTAGTGTTCGATTTCATTCTAATACAATGTAAATGTAAATGAAATCGAAATGTCAAGCAAATAATGCTTGACATTATAAGGAGGTGAGAACTTGAACACGGAGATACTTTACCGCAAAGCAATGGAACAGCGATATTCGATAGCCGCGCTTGAACGAGCAGCCGATATAGGCAACGGCGTTATCGGCAAGTGGCGCGGCGGAAAAATCGAACCCTCGAGCAGGAGTCTTTGCGCAGTTGCGAAAGTGCTTGGTTGTACCGTGGATGAGCTGCTGAACGGGTAAGGCCGCAGCTAAACGAGACTTATGATGTTGAACATATACAGCAGAAGAAAAAAGCCGGTAACGACGGTTGATGCTATAGCAGAAATTCCAAGCCTGTCAAGGAATAGGCCATCGTCCAGTAGCTTATAAACTTCCTGCTTGTACCCGCATCGTTTAAGTATGGCACCGGCTATTGATATGGCAATGAGAAAGTATGTAAAAATCAGGCCGTTGAATATGAACCAATAGAAACCGTAAGCGATCAAAGAGCCGAGTAGACCTACAGGTTCACCGGTTCGGCCATTGGTAACATAACGGAACTCAACGCCGGGGAGAAGCGAGGTCATTGAGGCTATATATGCAACGGTAATGCCGATACATGCGGCAAGGACGAGAGCAATCACTATTTTACATCTACGCATAAAATCAACTCCTTTAATGTTTCCATCTTAAAGGAGAAAGCAAACAAACGCAAGAAAAAAGTAAAGGAGGAGTAAACAATGTATTGGTTAATCGTGTTGCCACTGTTTTTAGGCCTAGGCATATTTGCAATTAAAAAATCTGATGACTTAGGAAACCCTGCAGGCTTTGCGTTTAGCGTGTTATTTACAATCGTTATGTCGCTGGTGCTTTTCTCTTTCGCAGCAGAAATTGTTTTATTACAACCAAAAGAAATAAACAATTTTGAGCAGCAAAAAGCGTATATAGAAACTCACGCACCAGCAAGCACTATCGAAGATGCAGCAATTACGTCAAAAAAAGTTGAGCTGAATGAATGGCTTTACAATGCACAATTCAGCAAACAACGTTATGGCGGTTGGAGCATGTACTCTGACAAGGTACTGGAACTTGAGCCAATAGAGTAAAGGGGGCAAATAAAATGCCGAGAACGCGATTTGACAAAATCGACAGAGACCCGCTAAAGGAGCTCGTGCTCGGTCGAAAAAGCGCAATGCAGCTGAGCGAGGTCAAGCTTGCCGCCAAAATGGGCATAAGCGTAGGGCGTTACCGCTCGATGATGGGCGGAACATCGGACGCGTGGAAGATCGGCGAGGTCAAGGCGCTGTCAAGGGCACTGGGCTTGCCGATAGACGAGCTGAGGGCACTTGTGGGCAAGTGCTGAAAGGGGAAAGGGTAATGATACTGTTTTGGTTCTGCGTGGCCGTCATGGGCATCGTATTTACGATAGGCGGCATTGTATCGGCGCTTGTGTGGTTTGCCGATACTGCGGAGGCCGAGTGCGCTAAGAGGCGCGAGAGATACACATTTAAATAACAAAAAGGAGGACGGCAAATGAACCTTTATTGGGTAGATAACGCGATCTACAAGCTTTACGACGAGTTTGTTGACCCCGAGACAGGGGAGCTTACAGACCCGGATGCATTCGCGGCAAGGTATGCGGAGCTTAGCATAAGCCGCGAGGAGATCATTGAAAACACGCTGCTGCTTTATAAAAACTGCGTAAGCAACGCGGCAGAGATTGCGGAGGAAATCAAGGTGCTAAAGGCACGGCAGGCCGCGCTTGAAAAACGTGCGGACAGGCTCAAGGCCGACGCTTCCGACGCGTTGGGCGGCGAGAAGTTCCAGACCGCGAAAGTGGCGGTATCGTGGCGCAAGAGCACCATAGCCACAAGCGACGATGAGAGCATTGCCCCTGACGAGTACATGAAGGTAACGGTTACGCAGAAGCCCGACAAGAACGCTATCAAGGCCGCTATCAAATCCGGCACAGAGGTTTCCGGCTGGCGTTTGGCCGAAAACATGAATATGTCGGTAAAGTAGGTGCGGCATGGAAGAAATCAAAAGAGATACGGCGCTGAACATCTGCCAGCGCATGGCTGCGATAACCGCCGATCTGAACACCATCGGTAAAAACCTGCATGTAGATACCGGCAAGGGCAAGAGCTACAAGGCAGTGTCCGAACGCGACATTATAGATAATGTAAAGCCGCTTGAAGCTAAATACGGCGTTTACAGTTACCCCGCGTCGCGCACCGTCCTTGAAAGCGAACGGCTTGAAAGCGAAACCAACTACAACGGCGTTATCAGCAAAAAGACGACGTTTTTTGAACGCGTTGAGACGGTTTACCGCTTTGTAAATATTGATAACCCGGACGAATACATTGAAACAACCACTTTTGCGGAAGGCATCGACGCGCAGGACAAGGGCAGCGGCAAGGCCATGACCTACGCCGATAAATATGCGCTGATGAAGATGTACAAGATCAGCACCGGCGACGACCCCGACGCAGACCCCAGCAACGATGAATATTACCGCAAGCCCGCTGACCGCAAACCGCCTGTACAGCATGACGCTAAGCCGAAGGACGAGCTTGTTTACCGCTGCGAGCGATGCAGCGCGCCGCTGGCTGTCTACACCGGCGCGGACGGCAAGCCCATCTCCCTGAAAAAGTGGAGCGAGGGCACGAAGAAGAAGTTCGGCGCGGTGCTGTGCAATAAGTGCGTAGAGACGGTGAATACCAATGAAGATAAGTAATGCGGAAATAACGCCGGACGGTGTAAGCCTTGCGATACCGCGCGACGATGCACGGCGCTTTGTATACGGCTTTAAGCCCGGCGAATACGAAATCAAAAAGACACGCAAAAAGCGCAGCCTGGATGCCAATGCCTACGCGTGGAAGCTGATAGATGAAATATCGATTGCAACGCGGATAAGCCCTAAGACCGTATACCGCAGGGCACTTGAAGATGTTCCAACGATACGCTACACGCTACTTGTGGCCGATGAAGACGTAGAAAACGCTATAGCAGATTTTGTTCGCGGCCACATCGGGCGCCGGTGCGAAACGGGGTGTGCCTACACCGGCTACACAAACGTTACGTTTCACAGCGGCAGTTCCGATTTTGATACCCGGCAAATGTCGATGCTGATAGACAATCTGATTCAGGACTGCCGGGCACTGGGCATCGAAACAAGACCGGCGGACGAAATCAACGCAATGTTGGAGGCGTGGGATGGCAGATAGCATCATGCAGACGGAAAAGGCATGTTTCATCACCGGCAGCACAACACAGCTTTGCCGCCATCACATTTACGCATCGGGCAGACGCAAGGCCGCCGAGAAATGGGGCTGCTGGGTGTGGCTGCGCTACGACTGGCACAACGGCGCAAGCTACGGCGTTCACTTCAACCGCGATCTTGATATCCGTTTAAAGCAGCAGTGCCAGGAACGATTTGAAAAACTGTACGGGCACGAAAAATTTATGGAAGTGTTCGGAAAGTCATGGATATGAAAGGGGAAACAAATGTTAAACACAATTACGATAATGGGTCGCCTGACCCGTGACCCGGAACTGCGATACACGCAGTCAAATACGCCAGTCGCGTCTTTCACGCTGGCTGTTGACCGAGATTTCGGCGAAAAGCAGACCGATTTTATTGACTGCGTCGCATGGCGCGGAACGGGTGAATTTGTCGATAGGTATTTCAGCAAGGGCAGCATGGCTATCGTTTCTGGCAGATTGCAGATACGCAGCTGGACAGATGACAACGGCAACAAGCGCAGGAACGCGGAGGTGGTCGCCGAACATGTCTACTTCGGCGAAAGCAAGCGCAGGGAAGCATCGGCGGACATAAGCGCCGCAGACTTTGAAGACCTCGACGATGACGGCGAATTGCCTTTTAACTAAGGTGATGCGCCATGCCGAACAGGATCATTAAAGAAAGCGTGTGCACGTCGGACAGTATCGACAAGCTTTCGTGGTTCGAAGAAGTTCTGTTTTATCGGCTGATAGTAAATTGTGATGATTACGGGCGCTTTGATGGCAGACCATCTATTATAAAAAGCCGCCTGTTCCCGCTAAAGGAAACACTGACGACCAAGACAGTTTCTGGGGCGATAAAAAAGTTGGAGATTGCAGGTTTAGTAACTCTGTATGCGTTTGAGGGTAGACCGTACCTGTACCTTCCAACTTGGGACCACCACCAGAATGTTAGGGCGAAAAAAAGTAAGTTTCCAGCGCCGGAAGATGGCTTGCATACATCTGAATACATATGTATGCAGATGCAATCAGATGATAGCATATGTCCCCGTAATCCAATCCAATCCGAATCCGAATCCATATCCGAATCCGAATCCGAAAAGCGCGCGGATGCGAAAACCGACGATTTTGATGCTTTTTGGGCTGTTTACCCCCGCAAAGTGGGTAAAGGCGACGCAAAAAAGGCGTTCGCTAAAGTCAAAGCGCCCGTTTCGGTACTGATAGCCGCCGTAAATACGCAGAAGCAAAGCCAGCAGTGGCTTAAAGATAACGGGCAGTACATACCTAACCCGGCTACATGGCTTAATCAAGGCCGCTGGGAGGACGAGTTACCGACAAATGACGCGGCCAAGGGCGTTATTGCGCACAGCGAAAAGGCCAGTGCGCAGCAGCTTGAAAGCCTTAAGGAAATCTACAGGAAGGTAAAAGGGGAACAATGATGAACGATAACAAGCATGGCTTTAAAGCCTACGAACCTGGGCTTATATGCAGGGGGTATCAGTACGAGGAGGGCAAAACCTACAAGAAAAACGGGCACGGCGTATGTGTCGGCGGTGTGACGCATTATTGCGTTAATCCGTTTGATGTGCTGAACCATTACCCGCTGGTGCGCGAAGATGGCAAGTTCAGCGATTTTACAACCGTAGAAGCTATCGATGAGCCGGTTACCGATGACGGACGAAAGTTTGCCACAAGCACTATCAAGATCGGCGTAAAACTCGGCTTTGCCGGTTTTATCAAGGCTTGTATTGATTTTGTATGCGAGAAAACGATAAAAAATATGCCGAGTGATAAAGTCGATATTGGTGACTACGCGAAGATAGGCAGTTCGGGCGACGCCGCGCAGATAGGCAGCTCAGGCAACTCCGCGCAGATAGGCAGCTCAGGCGACGTCGCGCAGATAGGCAGCTCAGGCAATTACGCGAAGATAGGCAGTTCGGGCGACGTCGCGCAGATAGGCAGCTCAGGCGACGCCGCGCAGATAGGCAGCTCAGGCAACTCCGCGCAGATAGGCAGCTCAGGCGACGTCGCGCAGATAGGCAGCTCAGGCAATTACGCGAAGATAGGCAGCTCAGGCGAAGCCGCGCAGATAGGCAGCTCAGGCAACTCCGCGAAGATAGGCAGCTCAGGCGGCGGCGCGAAGATAGGCAGCTCAGGCAACTCCGCGCAGATAGGCAGCTCAGGTTACGGCGCGAAGATAGGCAGCTCAGGCGGCGGCGCGAAGATAGGCAGCTCAGGCGACGCCGCGCAGATAGGCAGCTCAGGCAACTCCGCGAAGATAGGCAGCTCAGGCGACGCCGCGCAGATAGGCAGCTCAGGCAACTCCGCGCA